CAGCTGTGCTAACCATGCTTGTAATCTTTACGCCAGCTTCATTTGCGCACCAATTTACAAAAGAGCCGCACCAAGGCAAGCCGTCAGCGCCGGTGTATTTGCCGTACTTTGTCAGGTTGTCGCCTTTTTCAACTGTGCCAACCTCAGTAAGTGCAGCTGCAATTAAAGCTGCTGCTGTGCCTTGCGGATAAATCATGACAGTAACAGAGCAGCTTCCTCGGCTGTAATACCAAGTTTACTCAACAGCGCAGCTTTTGCAGCAGCCTGAGCAGCAATAGCATTTTGCGCTGCTTCTGTTGCAGCCATATCTGCTTCAATAGCTTCAATTTCGGCCTCGGTCATTGGGCGGTTTATTTCCTCGCCAGTTGTAACGTCGATTTCAGTAATTGTGTATGTCATTAGCTCACTCCATATAGAACATAAGTACCTTGAACGGTTTGTCCGTTGCCTTTAATTTGAATGCTTGTGATTGCTGAACTGCTTTTATAGAAAGCGGTATTGAATACTCCAGGATCACCAGACGCCCCAACTGCTGCCAAATCCGCTAATTTAAAATTAGTCGTTGAAGCGTAATCATAAACATTCATCATGATTGTGCATTGGTTATTTGATGTATTTGGAAAAGCGGCTGTTGTTTGAAATTGGTTGACGCTGTTGCCGACATTTGTTGCTGCTGTGCCGTTTTGCCAGATGTAGGTGTAATTCGCGCCTGTATCGCTGTTAAATTGCAGTTGATAAACAGTTGAAGTTGAAGTCATATAAACATTTCGTAGAACAAGACGCAAATCTCGATATGTGCCAGGAATTGAGGTAAGTGAAGTTGTAGTACCAGATAGGCTGCCACTTTGAATGGCGGTAAAACCACCAGCTGACGCAGTTGCCCAACTAGGTACGCCGCCAGCAACAGTTAAAACTTGACCTGTTGTGCCAATTCCCAAGCGCGTGTTTGTGTTTGCTGTCGCTGACGAATAAGCAATATCTCCAAGTGTTGTGCCGGGCTGCAAAGCTTTGAGTCGAGTATCAACGCCTTGCAAAGCAACGTCAAAATCTGCCGGTAAATCTGTAACAAGATCCGTTGGTGTCGGCAAAACAAAGCCATAGTTTGTAGTTGGATTAGCCATTTATTTCCCTTTCAATCATGACACGATTGTCGCATATTCCCATGTGAGAGTTGGCGACACGCTTGCCCAAGTTTCGTTAATTGGCACGTCATTCCAACGCATAGCTTGCAGCGAATAGGCCAGCGGCGACATAAGAAGCGTCACTGACAGCTCGTTGTAACTGGCGCGGAATGTCCAGCCCTCGACAAAGCCTTGGAATGTACCGGCGGACATATTTAGCGGCAAGTTGTTAAGAGCTATTGGCTGACCCATAAAGACGTTTATGAGGCTATCTCGATCGCCATTGTCCAGCTCTGGATTTGTCAGCGCATAAGTAATCTGGTCAAAAATTGGCTGTGGATTGGCTCGCAATGCCAAATAAAAGGCAGCCTGATCCTCTGCGTCTGCCGTATGTTTAATCGTTGTTGTGATGATCTGCGAAAGATTGCCATAAGTTGTAATTGAGTCTAAATCTGAGTCGCTCACTTCGTTGTTGCTATTTGTGTTGTATTTAATCGTGATGTCATTGCGAACGTCACCAGCTCTGGTCTTGATCGTTATGCCTCGACCTAGCGCATGATTGGCCGTCAGATCGGTGTATCCGTTAGCTGCCAAATAATTTGTTCTATGCGTTGAGTCTGCGTAGCCAATTAGGCCGTTTGCGTCCTCATATAAGTAGCCAAGGCCAGAAGTTGCCAAAGCAGCAACAAGGTCATAAATAACAATTCGTGATGATGAACGGTGTGCCAGCTCATAATTGCCTGGTCTATCTATTTCGCCAAGGCCAGTGTTTTCAGCTGTTGCCCAAGTTGTAGTCGGATCATAAGCTGCCCAAGTTTCCGCAGCTGGAACTTGCTGCCATTGAGCAAATAGAACCTCAGACAAAATTGTGTAGATTTGATCGCCGTCAAAATCCTGTGTTAAGACTCCGTCTGTAAGAGCCTTTTGAAGCCTTGCCAGAGCGCCTAAGGCAGTAATTGTCACCTCTTGCGTGTAGGCGCTTGAGCCGACCTCTGAGACGCTGACAGCTATGTCCACAATCGAGCCGCCAAAAATAGGCTGATAAACAGCGGCAGTGTCTTGAACTTCGACAGATAAAGTCTCGTTTATTTGATAGTCAATAGCAGCTTGATTAAAGACAATTAGCGTCATTGAGCAATAACCAGCCTGTGCCTGTTCATAGATATTCGTGCGCCCTGAGGTGATGTTGAGGCTGGCTAGAACTGAGTCAGTTACATCTACGCCAGCAATCTTGACTCGCCAGACGGGCGACCATTGCGTCACGCGTTAGCACCTAACAGCGCACCTGCGCCGCCTGTGCCGCGAAAGTATGAGTCATTGAGAACGTTGACGATTGTTCGAGCTGTACCTTCTGCGTCGATTGCGCCATTTACTGTTAGGTTTATTCTGGCAGCATTCTGTGAGTCAGTAAATGCCCCACCAGCGGCAGTAAGTCGAGCTGCGTTTTGCGAGTCAGTGAAGCCACCGCCAGCTCTAGCTGCACCGGCAACAGCTGCCGCAACACCGCCGCCGCTTGTAGCTGTAGAACCTGATCCGCCGGATACGGTCGGCACACTTATTGTTGGCACTTGTGACGTTGAGGTAACGCTAGGCACTGAAACCGTTGGAATGTTTATTGTCGGCGCTGTAATTTGCGAAACGTTAGGCAAGAATGGCACTGAGTTGTAAAGTCTAATAAGCGCGTTGATACCTGATACTGCGCCAGAGATTAGGTTATTGAGTCCGCCTACAACTATTCCAATCACGTTAACAACTCCGCCCGCAATTTCGCCAACTACTTTAAACGCTCCGCCTAAGACATTGACCAACACTGGCACAACGTATTTTTGAATAAAGTTGATAAATGTTGTGAACTCTTTTTCATTTTCTTTGATTGCGTCGGTGATTGGTTTAAAGAAGTCTGCAAATTTGCCTAAGGCTGGCACAACTTTGTTGACAACGAATTCAACTAGCTGCTGAATAATTGGCAGCAACCGCGCACCGATTGACTCTTTTGCCTCGTCAAATGTGACTTTGAGTATCTCAAGTCGTCCAGCAAATGTCTTTGAGTTTTCCGCAGCTGCTCCGCCAAATAAATCTGACAACTTGCCTTGAACTTCTGTAAATGACATGGCCTTTAACTCTGCGGCTGATAGCCCAATGCCTAATTTGCCAAGAGCTGCTGTGTTGCCGTCATAGGCTTTGCCTAAGCTGTTGGCTACTGAGTCCAAACCTTTACCGGTGGCTTGGCTAATATCTAGCGCGAGACTCAAAAGATCCTGCGCCTTTGTAACGTCTCCTGTTGATAAAGCAAGACGAGATAAGGCTGGACGCAATTTGTCATCTGTCACGCCAGTAGCTAGTGATGTTTTAAGGATCTGCTTTTCAACAGAGGCAATCATGTCATTTGTTGCACCTGTGGCATTTTTTAAAGATGTTGCAAGTCTAATCTGTGCAGCTTCGTCCTCGATTGCGGCTTTGACGCCGTCAACTGCAAGCTTTACAGCATAAGCGCCAGCAGCTGCGCCAGCTGCGGCAAATGCTAATCCAGCCTTTTTGCTAAATTCTCCAAGCTTGCTGCTCGAACCTTCTACGTCAGCATTTGCACTGTTTAAGGATTTTTTGAGCTGGTCAACGTCAGCAAGTATCGACAGCTTGAGCGTTCTACTTTGCGCAACCATTTAAAACTCCTTGAGGATCTTGTCAAAAGCATTTTCCCACTTAGCAATGATTTCGGGCTGAATGGCGCGCAATGTCGGATAAATAAACCAGCCGTTAGATCCTCGACCTTTTGGCCCAGAACCTGACCAAATAGGAAATTGCTTGAATTTGTTAGATCCAAATTCATTGCCGCCCCAAAGCTCTTTTGTTGTGCCACCACCTGAAAACTTTTGACCAGCAAAGCCAAAAGATAGCTCTCCAACCTTTGAGGACTTTGAAACCTTTGAGCCGCGAGCAATTCTTTCTGCTGCTCGACCTCGGCCAGTAGCTGTGCCAATAATCTTGTCTTGGGCAAACTCTGCCAAAGAACCAGACACAGCCTTGGCCTGAGTCGTAGCTTCCTCGTCCATAGCTTTGAAAGCGCCTAAGACGCGGCGCAGATCCGCCTTGTCGTAAGCAATCTCAACGCTGTCGGTCATTTTGTTGCTTCTCCAATATCTCAAGAGCTGTGTAAATCTGCTCCGCCGTCTGCCATTCGCTCATTGGAATTCCAGTTGCCAAGGCTAGATCAACCAGTATGCGATTTACGCTTCCGGCGGCGTAGCTTTTGGGAGAACCTCACCGACCGTCACGTCGGCAACTGTTTCGCACCAAATCTCAAAGCCCTTGATTGGCTTGCCACCAGCTTCGCGCTTCATTGCATTCCACGCAAGAAACAGCAGATCGGCAATACCGATCTTGTCTTGTGCTTGTGAAATTGTCTGACCTGTCTTGTTTTCCCACTTCGCCCACTCTGGCGGTTGCGCGGTATATGTACCGAACTCGCCTGATGTGTACTCGATCGTGATTG